CGCCTTATCGCGCACCCAAAGAAACGCCTCAGCAGTCTTGGTTTTGATCGTGTCCCAATGCTTAATCAGCAGCCCGGGGCCCGTCCAGTTAAGGAACAGGTCGAGCAGGAACGCGAACACCTTCTTAACGGTCTCCCACACCCACATGAACGCGGCTACCGTGTACTGCTTGATGGTGTCCCAGTTGTTGTAGATGAGCAGAGCCAGTGCGACCACAGCCGCAATGACAATGGCAATCGGGCCCATGGCAATGATCCATGCGAGCGCCATGCGCGCCGCCTGCAACAGCGCTTGCGTGCCCATGAGCACCCACGTACCGACCATGACCGCGCCATTGGCGATTGCCGCCGCTGCACCCGCAACCCACTGGCCAACAACCACAGCGCCGGAGATCACAGCCTGACCGGCCATGCGCAGCCACCCGCCGACCATTGCCCACGATGCCGCTACCTGAGTAACCGCTGAAGTGGTCGATGCTGTTGCCGACGTGACCCACGCTGTAACCGCCGCAGCAGCCTGCACAGTGGACGTGATGCCCCACTGCACGAGCATGGGCAAGAGCACCACGCCAATCACCGTAGCGATACCGGCGAACACGCCCTTGTGATCCTCAATGAACCGGAACGTGGCGCCGAGCGTTTCGGCCAGCGTCCGCAGTGCGGGAACCGCAACGTTCAGAATCACGTCCTTAGCCACCGCCGCAAACGGGGCCAGCGTGTGCGCGAGTGCTTCCAGCTTCGGCAGAACCTTGCCGCCAATGATGTTCACTGCGCCGGTTTCAAGGGCTCGCCAAAATGCCGTCAGCTTCGCCTGCGCATTGTCATGCAGGGTGTCACCGGCAGACTTAGCGGCGCCGTCCACCTTGCCCAGAGACGCCACAGCCGATGACGGATCAAGGGCGAACAGCGAGGACTGCAAGTCTTCCGCCTGCGTACCGAACAGGGCCACCGCAATAGCCGAACGCTCCGCCGGATCCTTAATTCCGCGCAGCCCGTCCAGCGTCTGGTCAAGTGCCTTAGCTGCGGCCGGTCCACCCTGGGCAATAGCGGCAGTCATCGCCTCGCCGCTGAGACCAATCTTTCCGTACGCCTCGTTCACCTGATCGCCACCCGCGCGAACGATAAGGCCGAATTCCTTCATAGAGTCGGCAACGAGGTCAGCGTCACGGGCACCCGCCTGAAGCCCCTGTGAAAGCAGGCCCATCGCAGTCTTACCGTCAAGCCCAAGGCCCTTGAACTGCACGCCGTACTCGTTGAACGTGTCCAACAAATCTTCGGCCTTATTCGCGCCGAGCTGACTACCGCGCACGAGAATGTCAAAGGCTTCGTCGGCATCCTTGGCAAGCCCGGTCTTAAGCATCTGGCCGACCGCGTTGGATGTGGGCCCGACTTCTTCCCCAAGAACCGTGGCAACGTCCATGGCCTTTTTGCTGATCTCGGCAAGCTGATCAGACGTCGCACCCGCAGGCACAAGACCCTGCTGCCAAAGGGACTTGAGCGCTTCATTCGCGTCAGCTATGGACTCCCCGTATCCGGCGGAGTACACCTGACCGGCAGCCTGCCCCAGACGCTTTGCCTCAGCGGGATCGGCGCCAATCTGTGCGGCGAGTAGATCGTTCCCCGCTTCCTGGTCCATTGCCTCTTTGAGGCCCATAACCAGAGCGCCACCAACCGCAGCGCCAACGGCCAGAGCGGCAAGACCGATCTTCTTAGCGAACCCGTCGACTTCCCCCGTGGCATCGTCAAGGCCGTCCGATACTTCGTCCCCGAGACGCCCCGCATCCTTGGCAGCGTCTTCGAGCGCGCCGGACAGTTCCTTGCCGAGCTCGTCTACTTCGGACGACGCACGGGCCATGCTCGCTGCCAGATCCGAGATGTCTCCGAGCAGCGTAATCTTGATCGGTTCGGCCACGACGTACCCCCTAGGTCATGACGGGAGTACGACGCTCCCCACTTCCGGCGCCGGTACTCCGCCCGCCGTACCCCCGCGAAGCGCGCTTATTCGCCTGCTCCTCGCGCTCAATGTCCTTGCACATCTGATCCACCAGCGTGTTCCAATCCCGCAATTCCAGGGACCGCACATCTCGCCACGTCAGGCCCTTGAAATGCCCAACGAGACGCGCGCACGCAATTACACGCTGGCTTCGGTAGGGTCCGCCTTCTTGGCCTTAAGCTCGATGCGCAGACGGCCCGCATCCTCAAGCGTGAACTCAGGGTTCGCCCGCTTCTTGACGACGTACGCCATGGCCTTAAGGAGCTTCGCCTTCTTGGCGCCCGGCTTAGCGATCGAATCAAGGGGGCCGTCAATGATGTCCTCAATGACTTCAATCTCATCAATGGTGAGCGAGTCAATGTCCAGCGAAAGGACGTCGGACGGAACAGCGTCAGTCTTCTTAGCCATTAGCTCTCCAAGTGTTCGCGCACGACAGCAGTGATCTCGCGCTCGTAGGTTTCGGTGACGGCCTTGCCCTTACGGGCCATGGCACGGAAGAGAAATCGATTCGGCTTGATGTTCCGCTTGCGGTAGCCGAAGTGAATTGCCGCAGCGTAGGGAACGCGGGACGCAGAACCCGCCTTGATCACGGCTGTCTTCTGCGAGGCGACCACCTTGATTGACTTGTCGAGCTTGCCCGGACGGTACTTCTTGGATGACTTCGCATCCCTCTTACCGTCCGGGGAAGCGGCCACAGCCTCAGGTAGCACAACCTCAGCGGCAGCCTTATTGGCCAGCCGAACCCGCTTGTTCAGCTCTTTGTCTTTGAGCTGTCTCAGGTTGCGCTGTAGCTCGCGCATCCCAGTCACCCGAACCGAATAGGCTGATGTCTGGGCACGCGCCATTACGGCCCGCCGTCAGGGTCCGGCTCGACGTACGTAACCTTGATAGCCGGAGTGCCGTCGCCCGGGTCCAGCACACGGAACGGAAGGTTGTGCACCGTGACTTCATCAACGGCAGACTCGGGAGACTCGCCCGTGAACTGAATGGCAGGGCATTCAACCTTGATGCTCGCGCCCGGAATCACGCCGTCAAAGTCGGCGACCAGCGAGCACACTTCACCGGCCACGAACGCGTCATAAAGGCCGATGCTGGCCACGCTGAACTCGCCCTCAATGGTGCCCTCGTAAGTCGGCACCGCATTGCGCACGGGCTTCTTCTTAAGCTGACTGCCGCGCAGGAAGCGCCGGTCAGTCTTCATGCCGAGGTCACCGGTGAGTTCCAGCGACGTCGCGTCCATGGCGACCGTCACACCGCCCCGCTTCAGGGTCACAGCCGCGCGGGTCCAGTCGTACGCGTACGCCTCTTCCGGGTAGACGGGCGCAACAATGGCCCCGGCCGAACTCGTGTAAGAGACGTCCTGAAAATCGAACTTCACATTGAGAGTGACCGCGTTCTCAACCTCGGCAGTCAGAGACCATTCAGTAGCAACGCACCCAATGTGCTTGTACGCCACGCGGGTACCGTCGACCGTAGGCCGAACCATCTGCGCCGAAAACGAGGGGGCCGCCGACACGGAATCGGTCTGAAGAACGTGCGTCCGGAACCCCGTCGCATCGGTCACCGTGACCTTGTCGAAAGCGGCAGCGAGCAGCGAGCCAGCCCCCGCATCGAGAACGTCTACTTCAAGCTCGCCCTCACCGCCCATGTTGACGATGTTCCGGCGGTCGGCACGGGCGGTCTGCATACCGGCGCGGAAGCCAACCGACTCGATGAACTCGCGCGACGTCTTCCAGCTGTCGGCCTTGCCCTCGTAGCCCTCGACCGTGGACGACAGAGTGCCGTACGCGGACTCACGACCGATGCCAATACTTGCGTCAAGCGCCATGCTTACGCCTCCCTCTTACTGGTAGACGCGACCACGAACGCGGACGCGCATAACGAGAGCGCTGTACGCCCCGTCAGTGGATTCGGATGTCTCGACTGTGGCGGACTCTGCCCGCACGTCCAGTAGGCCCGTCACGGCCCGTGTGTCCATTCCAGACACCGCAGCGCTGACAGCATTCCGCAGCGCGTACACGGACCGTTCCGCATCGACTGGCTTACCGGGGGAGATGACCACGGCGTGGACTTCGATGTAGCCCGTGACGCTGGTGGGCTTCGCGCCCGACCGCATGCCGACAGGGGCTAGTTCGTCGTCCACGTTGGCGCCCAACCACACCTGTTGCCGACGGTCGGCCTTGCCTGTCTCCGCCCACGTGCACTGAACACCAGCGGGAACGGCAAGCTTGAGCGCGTCGAAGAGCGCCACCTTTGTTTCAAATATGAGTGCCATCCCGCCCCCTACATGAAGATGAACGGAAGGCGGACGCGATACCGGTTAAGCTGCGCGTTCACTTCAGGGAGCGACGTGGGCCGCCACGTACCACCGGCCTGCGAAAGCTGGATAGAGCCGAACTCGGATTGAAGCTGTAGCGCACGATCGGGAATGCGGGACACAA